CTTTAATCAGATATTTGCGCGATGGGATGCTGTTGAATTGCTCAGCATCAACACGCAACCCGACAAGTGCGCTATTCGGATAAGTAAGCTTTGCCCATTTAATTTCCGTCAAGCTTGTCCAGCTGAAGGCGTTAGTCAGCAGCGAGTTGCTGCTATCGCCCGTGATGCGCTCAACTTTGACATCAACATTGTCAGTAGGGTTTGGCCGATCCAGCGCAATCAAATAGTCTTTTTGGTATAGATCAGCAGTGCGGCCACTGATCCTGTCGTCAACAACCTCTACAAAGCCCGCACTCGCATACTGCAAATAAATCTTCAGTCGAACAGAAGTGCCTTCGGTGTCTCCAGTTTCGTTGTCGATCTTTTGCAGCGATGGAATTGAAATGGTGATCCTTACTGCATCGACTTCGTCATCAGTGACGCTTTCTATGATCGGAACTGGTTGCGCAACAGGGCGATTCACTGCACGCTCGTTTTCCGTTCCAGGAGTCAGAGGAATATGCTCTTGGCTTTGCGTACCGTTGCGGGTGTAAACAGTAACGTCTTCAAAGTTAAAGTCGCCGGTTACGCCTTCCAGCTGGGTGTTGTTTAGAAAAATCGATTTGCTTCCGTCAACTAAACCTTCAATTTCGCCTTCTGAAATGAGGTCAATAACATTTGCGTATTGCCTTGAATCAAGAGAATCAGGCGTGGTTTTAGGTGAGCGGCTACTGCCACCACCGCCACCACCGCCTTTGCCGCCACCGCCGCCGCCACCAGCACCGATAATCGTTGTCATGTCCTTACCTGAACGGTGTCAATACCAGCAGAGATAACAACGCTGCCAGTCAGAGTCTTACCGTAAACGATAGGAACAGGCGTGCCACCACGGCTTGTATTTTGTACGCCGGAAAATGAATACGATTGAGACTTTCGTGGATCTTGTTCAGTATCTGGGCCTTGCGGAGTTGCAGGTACTGGGGCGATCAAACCTGCGATGCCGTTAAGAACCAGCCCGGCACCAAGAGCCACAAACGCCGTTCCAACAGTTCCAATTCCGGCCAAGCCGCCCAAAGCAACACCAGCAGATGCGATCGCACCTATGCCAAAAGATAAACCGATAATTGCAATACCTGCCAAGATTTGAGCTGTCGGACCGCCGCCTGCGCCGCTAATTACAGGCACAATTTTGATTTCCTCTTGGCCTGTTGGGTGATGCAACTCATCTAACGTCAAAGCACCATCTCCCACTAAAACTTTGTAGTGGCCCTCCGACATGTGTTGCTCTAGTCCTGGGAAGTTAACAATCAGCATCCTCACTGCCTCGGCAACGCTGCCAAGATCTGCTTCCAGTACAGTTCGACCAACAAACTTGGCGAGCTGCCCGTAAAGCCTGACCTTACGCAACATGACGCAGCCGCCTCCCTGTCACCGATTGTAGCCAGCCACCGTAAATATCTCTACTGCTTAGGCGTCCTGCAAGGTGATGTAGCACCATCCCATCACCGATAAATACGGCGCAGTGATTCAAGCCTTTGCCGTTAATCTGCATCAGCAGCAAGTCGCCACGCTCCAACGGTTCATTTTCGGCCAACTGGCGGAATCCTGTTGCAGCCCAGGCGCCATCAAACATCGGCGCATTCATGAACAATTCTGGTGTTGCAGGGCGATCCCAATCGCGCAGCATGATTCCTTGTTCTGCGTACCAGTCACGCGCCAAAGTCCAGCAATCATTGACGGCCCAAGTCCATTGCCTGCCAATCAAAGGAGCCTTGTAGCCGCAAGGGCAGTATTCGCCCCAGGTTTCAATTCGTGGGTTGACAATGTACCAAGGGAGGCCGTGTTTTTCTGCTGAAACTCGATCGGCTTCGCTGGCAACTGGTGCGGTATGCGGATGGCTGTGAACAATGCCGATAATTTCACCAGCGTCTGATGCAGCAGCGTAATCCTCAGGATTCAGCACGAACATGCTTTCCATGTTGTGCGCCATGTTGCGGCATGGCCAGTACCGCTCACGACCTTTAACGACAACGACCAAACCGACTGACTCCCAAGGATCGCGGTCTTTAGCGTCTTGTAATGCAGCGTCGCGCCAAGTCATGCGAAGAAAGTGCCAATACCGGGATAGCCGCCAAATGGCAGCTCATTGTTCTCACCAAATCTAGCTTCGCAGCTACTCTGCCTCTTGCCGCAAACATCCTCGAATGAATCAGCTACAAAATTGTCGTTGGCATCAAAGTAATTAGTACCGGTATAACCGCATTCAGCAGATCGATACACCCATTGGCAACGACTGATGCACTGACGCTTGGGTGCGCGAACACCTGCAAGGTCAAATGCACTGGCAAGTTCAAACTCGACTAAGTTTCGATTTTCGGTTGACTTGCGGTCAACGTAATAGACCTCAGTAGGAAATAATGCAGTTGGATCGGGCGTGCCGTAAGGATTCCCCGATTCCACAAAGCCGACTGTGAGGACGCCGTCTTGAGTTATCAGGCTGTCTCCACTTTGCGTTGTTAGTTCTGATCCTGGCGTACCAAAATTTGCGTCATCGATATAACGCGCCAAGGTGCGGAGCCGCGTCACCTTGGCACCTTCTAAACCGTTGGGCAGTGTTGCTAGCAGTGCCGTAATCGTGCTGAAGATGTTGCTGACCCTTAGCGTTGGCCTTGGCAAACTGCCTTGGCCAGAATACGCAAAACCCTCAGCTTCAATCGGTAGGGCTATGTATGGTATCCCACCAAAGACCAAGTTATTGCCGGTGTCTGGTTTGGCGCCGTTGTGGAAATAGTAAGTCTGGTTTACACCGTGCTGGTTGGCGTTTAGTTCGAGCTGAAATAGCTCAATGATCGCAGTCGGATTGATTCCCTGCAGCTCACCAGTTATCGCCGCACTGGATTCGGTGTCGGTATAACCGACATCCCAGTAACCGGAGACAACGTAAGCCATGTTCAGCTAACTACAGCTTTAATAATCGCAAAGCCAATTACGATTGCTTCAGATAGCGCACCACCAGTAATGTTGCGGACATTGATGCTTGCGGAACCCGATCCAGCCTGAGCGTTCAGAAGATACGACCCAGCGGTGCCTCCGCTGACATGGTTGAGAATAATGATGTCGGTAGCAACGATCTCAGTGTTGGTCAGCGTGAAAGTCACGGTTGTGTCAGCAGCAAGTGCTGCTGCGTTCATTGTGATTTGACCGCACTTCTTGCTAAGCGTGACGCCTGTGCTTTTGCTGGTGGCTTGCGTTACTGTGCCACCTTCACCAGCTACGTAACCAGCTTTATCTGTATTAAGGTTGGTGAAGTTGGCATCAACTTCGGTGTGAGTGAGTGGTGAGCCCTTGCCAGCCCTAGTGACAATAGTGCTCATGGCTCAAATACTTGGCGGAAGTCCGCTTTTATCTTACTGCGCTCAAAAGAATAGATTTCTCGTGACCACTCATCGCATACCCACTTATATGCTGTTGTCGTTCCAGGGGGTGTCCAATCGAAGGAGGCTGCATCGACTGCCCTGGCGTCTAGGAATGTCTCAACAATGTCAGCGTCGGTGTCCTTTAGGTCAAAGGTGAGCGACCACACCTTCGGATTTTGGTTCAGGCCGAAAGAAACGCGGTTCTCGTAACCATCCCCAAACTGCACCTTGCGGGTGTTGGGACGACTCTGTTTTGTAGCAGAGTAGACGGGGTCGTAGGAAGGGAAGGTAGCCATCAGTTCGCCAAGAGTCCTCCGGGTCGTTTCTGCTTGATAATCTCAGCCTGGACAGCCGCCGCGAGGGCATTACCCACTTGGTTGGCGCGGGCACCGTTACCTCGGGTATCGGTCTGTGTCTCAGTGACGTTTACAACCACATTAACGTCACCGCCAAGGGCGTGGTTTGGAACGATATTGCCGGAGTTATTGGGAACAAACAGCTCAGGACCGCGCTCGCCAACCATGTAGGGCGTACCAGTGGAGACCGGGCCGCCGTTTGCTTTGCCGGCAATCCCAGAACCGCCAGCCCCAGCCAAGAACCCAGAGATTCCAGACCCTGCATCAGAGCCTAGATCGCCAAAACCCGTGAGGTTGAAGTCGCTTGCTCGGGTGCCGACAGCTGGAGATTGCCCCAAGGCAAACGCACGGGCGATTCCGATTGCAATGTATTGGGCAATCATTTGCTGAGCTGTCTTAATGAGCATCTCGGCCAAATTCCTCAGGAAGTTGGCAAACACCTCTTCAGCACTCTTGGTTCCGGTCAGCATGTCTTGGAAGCCGGTCGTGACAAGCTCGCTGGTAAGTTGAGCGG